GGAAACATGAGCGGTGATACTGATATCCAGTGGAAGCAGAGTGACATGGTTGAGGTGGTTCTTGGGGAACCCGATGACTTCCTTAAGGTGCGAGAAACTCTTACACGTATAGGTGTTGCTTCTCGTAAAGAACATAAAGTTTATCAATCATGTCACATCCTTCATAAGCAAGGTAAGTATTACATAGTTCATTTTAAGGAATTGTTTGCTCTTGATGGTAAGCATGCAAACTTTTCTTTGAATGATTTACAGAGAAGAAATAGAATCACTCAGTTACTTTCTGATTGGGGTTTGGTTTCTGTTGTAAATCCAGATATAATTAAAGATTTGGCACCACTTAATCAGATTAAAGTTCTCGCTTTTCGTGATAAAGATGAATGGACACTAGAATCTAAGTATAATATTGGTAGAAAGAAGCAGGAAACCGAATAATTTTTTTCGGTTTATACCATAGTTATATCAATGGTTCTGGGATATAAATAGTAATGTGATGCCTTCGGGGTCACATAAACTACAGTCGCTTTTAGGAGGACACAATGGTAAATTTTAAGTGGGAAACCTATACCCCATACATGTTAGGATTTGATGACACATTCAGTAGACTTGAAGCTTTGCACGGAGCAGGAACAACTTATCCACCGTACAACATTATTTCTGGACCTAATAACAGAACCACTTTGGAAGTCGCTCTTGCTGGATTTTCAAGATCGGATATTGAAGTCTCAACAGAAGAGAACCTATTAACAGTATCAGCATACCCAGAAGAACAAGAAGAAGAAAGAAAGTATTCTCATAAAGGAATCGCTTCTAGATCCTTTACAAAGACATGGCAATTGGGTGATGATATTGAAGTTAAGACAGTAGACTATGAAGATGGTTTACTTACAGTGGTACTAGAGAAGTATGTACCAGAGGAGAAGCAGAAGAAGATTTGGTTCTCTGAACGAAATCAGGCGTTGCCTGCCTCATAAATAAATTTTAAATGGGGGGCTTGACGGCCTCCTTTTTTCTTGCTATAATAGTAAAAATGACACAGACTATGACAGACCCCGTTTCTATTGACCATAATGTTCGTATCATCCACTTGATGACAGGCGAGCATGTAATTTGCAACTTCAGTCAGATTAGGGAAGATGATAAGTTTGTAGCTTATCAGATGCTATATCCTTTGACTCTTACATTGACACAAGAAGCAGATCAGAATGAAAGTTATAATGTAGTATATCGCAGATGGAATCCATTCACTCCTTATGAAGATCATCGTGTATCTCCAACTGCTGTTGTTACTGCAATGCCACCTTCGCGAGAAATTTATGATAATTATGTAAGTAAATTGAGAGAGGCAAATGTAGATCTGTCTTTCCTACCAAACAATGGAGAAGACACAGATGGACAACCAACCCAAGAACCTGCAAGTGCTACTACTGAAGGACCAGTGGATACTGGCGAAGGTGGAGGAGATTGAAGGGGTAGAGTTGGGTGATCCTGACTGTATTCTTATAGAACCAATGGCAATTGAGGGTACGAATCTTAAAGATTGGTTGCCTTTTGCTGATAAGAAGGAGACAGTAGTAAGATCTTCTGATATACTAACCTTCTTAGAACCTGGCAAGGATCTACTTGCCAGTTATTATAGTTACAAACCAATTGAGCCTGAAATACTTACTGAATGAAGTTCTATACAAATGTTGAACAGGCAGGAAACCGTCTTCTAGTACGTGGGTACGAAGGCGGTTCTCCTTTTTCTTATAGGGTTCCTTTTAACCCTACACTTTATGTTGCTAGTAAAAATTATTCGGAATGGAAAACTTTAGAAGGTGATTGTGTAGAACCTCTTAGTATGGGTTCTATCAATGAGGCAAAAGATTTTATTAAAAAATATAAGGGTGTAGAAGAATTCCCTATATACGGTAATAGTAGATACTTATATCAATATCTTGCTGAAGAACATCCAGAAGATGAAATCAAATACGATGCATCTAAGATACGGTTGTTTACAATAGATATTGAGACTGCTGCAGAGAATGGGTTTCCGAATATTGAAACAGCAGATCAAGAAATATTAGCGATCAGTATTAAGGATTCTTACACTGGTCGCATTGTTGTCTTTGGAGCTCGTCCATTTGATAACAAGCACGATGATGTAGATTATATGCATTTTCGTACAGAAGAATCTATGCTGAGTGCATTTTTGCATTATTGGAATGAAAATTGTCCTGATGTTATTACGGGTTGGAACATTCAATTGTTTGATATTCCCTATATCGCTAATCGTATTAGTAGGGTACTCGGTGAGAAGTATACTAAGATGCTTAGCCCTTGGAGGCTTGTATCTTGCAGGGAAATTTACATTAGAGGAAGGAAACAGATTGCATATGATTTACCTGGAATTTCTACTCTGGATTATTACGACTTATACAGGAAATTTACTTATTCTAACCAAGAATCGTATCGCTTGGATCACATCTGTTTGGTTGAACTTGGAGCGAGAAAGTTAGATCACTCAGAATTTGATACCTTCAAAGAATTCTATGAAGGCGATTGGCAAAAGTTTATTGATTATAACATCCATGACGTTAGGTTGGTTGATCAACTTGACGACAAGATGAAATTGATTGACCTTGCATACACCATGGCATATGACGCCAAGGTAAATTTTGAGGATATTTTTTCTCAGGTTAAGATGTGGGATAACTACATCTATTGTGAGTTAAATAAACGAAAGATTGCAATTCCTCCTAAAAAGGAGGCGTTAAAAGATTCACAATATGCAGGTGCTTATGTTAAGGAACCGAAAGCAGGAGGATATGATTGGGTTGTTAGTTTTGACCTCAATAGCTTGTACCCTCATCTTATTATGCAGTACAATATCTCGCCCGAAACACTCAGGGAGACTAGACATACCAGCGCAAGTGTTGAGGGGATTTTAAATGGTGTCACTAAGATTGATGGTGATTATGCTGTATGTCCTAATGGTGCTCAGTATCGTAAGGATATACATGGTTTTCTACCAGAAATGATGAAGAAGATGTATGACTCTAGAGTCATCTTCAAGAAGAAAATGATTGAGGCAAAGAAAGCCTACGAAAAAACACCAACTAAGAAGTTGGAAAAAGAGATTGCTAGATGTAATAACATCCAGATGGCAAAAAAGATCTCTTTGAATAGTGCTTATGGTGCTATTGGTAATGAGCACTTTAGATATTTTCGTATTGAAAATGCTGAAGCAATTACTCTTTCTGGTCAACTCTCTATCAGGTGGATAGAGAATAAGATGAATGAGTATCTAAATAAGTTGCTTCAAACAGAAAGGGAAGATTACATCATTGCATCAGATACTGACTCAATTTATCTTAATCTCGGACCTCTTGTTGATAAATTTTTTAGTGGCAAGTCTGGTGATAAGGTTAAAATTGTGGAAATACTTGACAAGATCTGCAAGGATAAATTGGAACCGTTTATTGATTCCTCGTACGAGGCGTTGGCGTCGTATGTGGGAGCGTATGACCAAAAGATGAGTATGAAGCGAGAGAATATTTCTGACAGGGGTATATGGACTGCTAAGAAGAGATACATACTGAATGTGTGGGACTCGGAGGGAGTCAGATATAAAGAACCCAAGATGAAAATCATGGGACTTGAGACTGTTAGATCAGGACACCCACAATATTTTAGGGATAAGTTATATGAAGCTTTCAAGATCATCATCGGCAAAACAAATGATGACCTCATCACTTTTATTGATGAAGTCAAAAGAGAGACAAGAGAACAACCAATTTCTTCAATCGCCTTCCCAAGAGGAGTCAACAATCTGGCAAAATACGCACATCCAGTTACGACCTATGGAGAAGGAACCCCAATCCACGTAAGAGGAGCATTACTATACAATAATTTCATTAAGAAACAGAAGTTACAGCATAAGTATCCATATATTCAGGAAGGTGAGAAGATCAAATACATTTATTTAAGAGAACCAAATCAAACTGGTGAAAATGTTATAGGTTTTTTTGGTGATATTCCTACAGAGATGAAATTAGAAAAATTTATTGACTATAGGTTACAGTTTGGTAAATGTTTTATGGCACCTTTGGAAAAGGTGTTAGACTGCATTGGTTGGGAGCAAAAAAAATCTATCAAGATAGGGAGTTTCTTTGAATGAGTAAAACATTATGGACAGTAACGTATCAGGATGCACAAATGGAAGCACTTGAAGCAGAACAGATCAAGGTTTTTGAAGAGAAGGTAACAGCAAATGCTTATGCTAGGCTCTTGTCACAAGACCATGATTATGTTAGAA